ACTCCACCCTGTTGGTGGAGTACCTCAAGTTAAACAATGTTTAACATCCTTATGTATGAGAGAACGCCAGACTGTTCAGGAAGGTAAGATCGTTCCTATCAAAGTTCGTTACACCGGTACTAGTACCGATGCTTTCGAACCTGGTGGGCCGTTCTACGAACCTGATGGGCATATCGATGGTTACGCTATCAACCCTTCGTTCATTACTGAACAAGAGTATGCTGACGATATCATCGACTCCCGCGGTAGTTGGTCCGGATTTCATCATTACAAACGTAATGCTGAAGTCAAGACCATGGTGAAGTGTTGTGCGCCCGCAGCTCCGATTGGATTCGGAGTCGGTGGGTATCACAACGCAACAGCGGACCTTGAGTCCCTTACCGTATGGCCTGGTGCTCCGTTCGGATTCGCCGATTACCCTATCGTGGGTCTCGGCGAGTTGTATGAGGTTATGCAGGACACGTCCTTACGGACATGCGCCCCGCCTAACCTAACCGACTTGCTGGATTGTGCTATTCGTAGCACTATGCCGCAAGTCAAGGCAGAGCTGTCATCCCTAAACTCGTTATACGAGTTGAAGGACATGCAGACTCTGTCTCATACCGCAAATAGGTTGATGGAGTCCAGCAATCTTGTCAAATCGGTCTGTGACCGTGTTGGCAATATCTGGAAGACCATCACTTCTCTGCGTCGGACGGGCTCTGACCTATATTTACAATATAGGTTTAATGTGAGCCCATTCATCTCAGATTCCAACGGTTTAGCTAAGGCGTTACGCACTTTTGCGAAGCGTGCTCAGCAGTTGGTATCTGATTCCGAAAGACCGCGGATTAGACACTTCTCTATAGATGTGCCTTTTCCGTCACGCGATGATAAGGGTGACCTTTGCACGTTGTGGTCCCATCCAGCTCATTATTGGGCAGATGGTTCCTATACTGTGGAAGGTTATCCTCGTCGTCAAATGACGTATGCGGTCTCCAAGTTCCATGTGGAGGTCGAGTATAGTTATTTCTATACTGACTTCCAGAAACGGCATGCCGTGCTATTGTCGCTCTGTGATGCGGCAGGAATAAATTTTAATCCTGCAATCATCTGGAACGCAATACGCTTGTCGTTTTGCATTGACTGGGTCACCAACGTAAGTCGGTGGCTTTCTGACAATGCAACACTACACGCCATGGAACCGGTGGTGTTCATACATCGTGCCCTTTGGTCTTATACTTGTACGCGTAATATTACGTGTACAGTTGAGACCGATAGCAATGGCACAATACCTGTATCTAGTGTGTCAGAGACCTCTTATTCGAGGAATCTGTTTACACCTGGTGCAGCCTCGCTAATTGCGAGTGGGCTATCTCCTACGGAGATTAGCCTCATTGGTGCTCTGCTAGGTAGCAGAAAGTACCATAACCGCAGAAACAGATAATAATCCGTATGCTAAGTAATACACTCAACACAAACGAAGTTAAGAACGCTGCCGGGACGGAATGCGAATTCCAGTCCCTCAGCATCAACCAACGGGAACGGGTTTTCGGTTTAATTACCGAATCCCCCGCTCTTCCTCACCGCCTCAGTGTTAAACACGCTGAGACCGGTGCAGGAATCAAACTGCGTCGACGTAGCCTCGCTCGAATTGACAAAACTGTCATTTCGACCGTTGATAACGTGACGCCTGTGACCGTTTCCTGTTACCTCGTCCTCGACGCGCCGGTTGGCGCGCTGTCCGCTGTAACGGAAATGGCCAATGTCCTTGCTGAGTTGGGTAGTGTCACGTTCCTTAATGGAACGGACAATACCTTTCTTTACAATGGCACTGGGACCGTTGGAAGCGCACTTCTCACTGGTGGTATTTAATACCGCCATGAGAAGTGTTCTTAACATGCGAATAGCAGTAATGCTATTCGTATTCGTTGCGATAGGTTGTGCGGGAATTTATCACTCTCGCACTAGTCTACAGATAGGTCATCCTTCTACCCCTGGTCACGTAAACGTGACTCATGAGTATTGGGTTGACTCTTCCGCAGGCTCCAACTATGAGAAGTTTAGTACTAATCATAATTGAAGCTCTAACGCGCGCGTTTACGACGATCCTTGATCGCCGTAAACGTCGTGTGAGGAAGTTAGTATCAAACAAGAAAAGATCGACCATCAAATAACGCGGTTCTGGTCGCGAAGTCATCTTTGACAAGCTCATGGCTCTTATACAGAGTTATGAATATGTCATGATTGTACGTCGTGCTCAGAGCGTTATCGATGATCGTCTTAGCTTCTTCGGTACTTATATCACCACAATCAACATCGAAGTTCATGTCCGTCTGGGACTCGTCGTCCCAGTGTATGTAATTAAGTCGTACGGAGATTATCTGCGTCCCGAAAAGGGATACTGGTAATTTCCATTTGCGACCGTTACGTACTGATGGCAGAATTCCGATGCCTTTAACTGTGGTAGGTATTATATTATGTTTCATACATAGTGTAATGCTTGTTTCGCAACGACCGTAGGGCATCGTTGAGGTGTACGCATACTCTTGCATATTAATCCTTATGGATAATAAGAAGAGGCAAGATGAGATTATACTCATCAAGGCGCTTCTCAACGACATTCATATGTCGCACGAAGCGTTGTTTAACTCACGCAGTCTACGGCTCACCACGAAAGTGGTTTGTCGCAGATTTGCGCTAGAAGGGATAGGTTTTCTCACGAAAACCTTGCCGAAACTAGGCAAAGCCTTTGATAAGGCTATTGCCGGAGGAACGCCATTGAACGCAAGTTCTCTGAAATTCGCAAGAATCTCAAAGAACTCTGAACTTCCGAGGTTTCTCGGTGAGTTCTTCAGTGTAGTCCTCGATAGTACCGGCGTGCTCCTTCCTGGTGCACGTGCAGAACACGTCAGAGTTATTAGGCAAGTTTGCTACTTGTTTTACAAGTACAAACTTCCTTACTCGTCTGAACAAGAACAGTTGGTTCTTCAACAGTTTATTAAAACTGAAGAGGATCTAACCGCTCTGCTTCCTCTTTGGCCTCGTTTAGAAGCCGAACAGGAAGCTGTCCACTCATCTCGTCTAAGTTGGAAGAAAACTTCCAACTTAAGGCAAGATGTTGTACGCAAGGCCCGAATCTTACTCTCTCGAGTATTTTCAGGTCTTGACTTGACTGATATTACACCCTCTCACGGACCTGGAGCTGTTGCCACTCGGCAGCAACTCTGGGAGAAGTTTGAATGGCGTAATATCTCAAGCCGTATCACCTCAGTCTATTCCTTGGATGCGTACTTCTACGCATCTCTCGGAGCATTCTGTGATGGCATTCGGGATCTCTCTAAGATCACCGAACATGATCTTCCGGCCAAGGTTATCCTTGTTCCGAAAGATTCACGCGGACCGCGCCTTATTTCATGCGAACCCGTTGATTTTCAATGGATTCAGCAAGGAATAATGCGGCGTGTGGTTGAGCATGTGGAGAGTATACCTCTAACGAGGTATAATATCCACTTCACGGACCAATCCCCCAACGGCTGCGGGGCCTTGCTAGGCTCTGCAACAGGTAGGTATGCGACACTGGACCTCAAAGAGGCTAGTGATCGTATTTCGGTTGGTCTTGTTCGCTTGTTGTATCCAGAACATGTATATACATGCTTGGCTGCAACTCGCTCAGTCGGAACAGTGTTGCCTAACGGTAAGGAATACACTCTCCAAAAGTTCGCACCGATGGGGTCAGCATTATGCTTTCCCATATTGGCGCTTACTATTTGGAGCATCCTTACTGCGGCAGCACCTGACGCGGATACTAGAGATAGTATCCTTGTATACGGAGATGATGTGATCGTCCCAACGGCTTACGCCGAGAATGCGATCGAACAACTGGAGTCGTTTGGTTTACTTGTAAACCGCGACAAGAGTTGCATCAAAGGACTCTTTCGTGAGTCCTGCGGCGTTGATGCCTTCAAAGGCGTCAACGTCACACCGATCAAATTTAGATCGGTTTGGTCATCAGTCCCCTCAGCCGAAGTCTATACGGCATGGATAGCTTATGCTAATTCCATGTATGATAGACAGTACTTCACGATCTACGATAAAATCGTAGAGATGTTGACCCATACCTATGGGTCGATACCTGGTCAAGACATGCATCTTGCATGTCCTAGCCTACGTGAGGCACCCGAGTCAAACCGCCCCTTCATCCGCCGTTGTAATCGTCGCCTGCAAAGGCTAGAGTACCGCGTTTGGGATGTTAGGAGTAAGCAGGTTAAACACGAACTGCCAGGATGGTCAATGCTGCTTCGGTATTTTACCGAAGGTTGCAAAGAACCATCATGGTTTGCTCGAGATACCCGCGATACGGTAGGTGACGTTAAGTCACCTTTCTCGGTTCGCGTATACACCCCCAGAC